ACCAACTGAGCTATCGCACGGGTGATGCCGGCAGGATTTGAACCTGCGCCCTTTCGGACCAGAGCCTTAATCTGGCGCCTTAGACCACTCGGCCACGGCATCGCTACCAGCTACTGCTAGGATTTGAACCTAGGTGATTGGATTCAAAGTCCAAGATACTAACCACTATATGACAGTAGCTTCCCCATATTTATTTTGTTTGTATCTTTTAAGTATGTTAGTTCCAATTCTAACTTTAGTATTACTTGTACTAGTAGTAATACTCGTTTTTAAAAAAACATCTAAAAAACGCATAGACTATAAATGTTTCCTACTCACACTAAAAACGTCCACCAGGAGACGTGATTTATTTTTAAAAAATCACGATAAATCTATACCACTAGAAATCATTTACGGGAAAGATACAAGAACACCCGAAAATGCTAAAAAATATAAACAACTCATAAACCCAAATTACTACAGGGAAGCTCTAAGATTACACTACGATGAAAAGAAGACGCGACCTGATATAACCTATTTCAATCTCGGTGCCATAGGATGTTATATGGGACACATGGAATTTTATAGAAGAATATTTGATCAAAACTTAAAATATGCCGTCATTTTCGAAGATAACGTTATTGTTAAGGATAAGAAAGTGTACCAAGAAATACAAGAAGTTATAAATGAAAAGGGAGACGATTTTGAAATGTGTTTCTTCCATTGTTTATCGAGATACCCAGATCAAGAAGAACTCGAAAAAAATGGTCTAGAACGAGTTAAATGGATTTCAAGTACAAAGTGTTATCTCGTAAACGTTGATAACATGAGAAAATATTATAAGTACTTTTTTCCAATCGATAACCACGTTGATATGAAACACGAAGATATAATAGCACGAGGTGCTCGTGTATATTATAAGGATATGCGCCAGTATATTCAAATAGATAGATCACACAAGAGTATCATAGGACACAGTAATTGGAGAAATAAAGAGTTCTTCTCTAAACAGTACCCAAAGGAAACAATAAAATCACTCAAATACGGGTATTAATTCCAGGGAATATCTTGAGGTCTAAACCTACACCCAATTTTTAAAAAATTAACAAATTCTTTAAATTCTGGCTCGGGATTTTTCATGTATGCCATTGAATCGAGTACCGTACCAACAAACCTATTATATTTAACGTGTGGACCGTTATGCGTTACTCTATTTTCACGTAAATTACCAATTTCACGCGGTAGCATTATTATATTACTACTATCTTGTAAATCGTAATTTACTTTTTCGAATAAAGGGTGGTGTCTAAACTGTACCGGTATAACGTGATGATCTTCTATATTACGAACATTCCATCGAAGTTTAAAATTTCTTCTTAAGAGCGACCCGTATCTCATACCATAGTCTGGGAATAGATTTAAACCTAAACGCATCATCGAATCCTCGAGTTCGTCAACTTCATCCCACGCGTTAAAACATTCATCAGAAGATGAATTAGCACATATTTCCTTTGCTTCGTCTATAGCTTCAGAGAACCTATACTGAAGACGCGGATTTTCAAACGGTCCGACTGTTAAGTTATTTTTTTTAGAATACATTTTTTCATACACATTTTTACGAATTAAGTTACGTTTATTCTCAGGTGATGGAGGTATTATCGACGATACTACTAAAACTTTATTCATTTACTTTTTAACGTATTAAATCTTTATATAAAAAATCTAAACTTAATGTAATGATAATTATTCTGTGTTGTGTGTGTTATTATCTTTTATGCACTTTATCGTTTGGAGCTTATGCAGGTGGATTCATACCCGATACTCCTCAGTATTACAGAAGGAAAATAGATTTTAAAAAATTAAAAGAACTAAGTGAAAAAATAGACAAATACGTACCATACAATAAAAGAAAGATCATACAAGAACGACCTCTCGAAGATAGATTACCTATTTGGGAAAAATTATGTTCTTCAAAAAAGGATAAAAAAGCACACGATTTTATAGTTTCACTCACAAATGAACTCATAGAATCAAAAGATGATAAAATAATAAAGAAAAAATTACAATTCGTGTTTAACGAAATAGGTGGTAGTTATAGCTTTCACGCTATAGCACCGTGTATAGAATGGTATTTAGAAAAAAACGCAACCGAAGAAATGCGAAAAAAATACGAACCAGTTAATAAAGTTTTTAAAACCATGATTTTTTAATAAAACATATTTTATTATACCAATACCGTGATATAATAAAATATGATCCTAGCGGGGGTCGAACCCGCGACCTCGGCGTTGCGTACGTGACGATAAAGCCACTTAGGTATACCTAGTAATGTATAAGCACCGCGCTCTAACCAATTGAGCTATAGGATCGTATTTATACATCTACTATAAACTTTAAGCCAAATACGACTTTTACTAATCGTAAAACGTACTCTTTGTATTCAATCATTTATACTATTCTATTACTTCTTACCTTTATGTTGGTTTGAAATCGGAAACGAAGTTAACTCACATTGCGACACTTCCGTACTCATTCTTCTCCCATTTTCTAAATCGGGTGTAGTTGCCCTCGATTTAGCTAACCATTTAACAATCTTACGTTTATTGTATTCACTATCCGTACCACCACCAAGGTTTGTTCCTATAACGTTCAAACCATTACACACGTCAGGTTTATTTTCTTTGTCTGGAAACGCCATATTAAATGCGTCTATAGCATTTGGTGGAATATCCGGCGAGTCGTCCAAAAGTCTATCGTATTCTTGTCTACATTTAGACACAAACTCATTCACATCACCTCTGTGTTCGGTTTCGAGTGATAATTCCATCTCGATATTTCTATAGAATTTAGACCATTGAATACACATAGAGGAGTGTGTTTCCATCATTTTTGAACTATTATTAAACTTGGAAACAGACGTGAGTATACCCGCGAGTACGTTTAAAAACGCAAAAAAGTATTGGACCGCTATGATTTGTTTTTTCTTTTCATCTGACATCGTTTCGTCATTTGGACTCAGAACCGCAAAACCACCAACACCTGTTATACTCGATATTATTATACACGGGTACGATAACCAATCGTTTTGTTTCTTGTAAAACATACGGGAATAGTTATGTAGCCATCTATAGCCTGCGGCTTTTTCGGCCCATCCTATGAGGAGTTTTTCCTGTTTTGGACACCAATGATGTTGTTCTGGTATAGTAACTCCCATTACTATTTCTTAGAAAATAAGTATGCGTATTCCCTGGCTAATGTATCAACACGTTCATTGTTTACGTTTCCGTTGTGCGCCTTTACCCATTTAATATCAATGATTTCAAATTTACGCATTAATTCAATTAGTTTTATCCACTCATCTTTATTCTTTACATCACCTCCTGACACAGTTTTCCAACCGTTACGTTCCCAATTCTTAGACCATTCCGTCAAACCCATACGTACATAATTACTATCAGTATACATGCGAATATATTTAATTCCCAATTCTATACATTTTTCCATGGCTTTTATAACTGCTATCATTTCCATAACATTATTCGTCGTAATATCCATACCACCGCTATTTTCTATTTTATGGACGACAGTCGAAAGTGTTCCAATTATAAGGTATGCCCAGCCACCGGGACCAGGGTTACCTAAACAACTCCCATCCGTATATACGTCTATCATTTATAGTATACATATGTTTTAAACTTTATACTTCTATTATTTGTTCTCGTTTTCGTGGGAAACACTTATAATAACACGTAGAAACTGGTTCTAATAAATAATACACACACCAAATAGTTCCCAAAACTATTAAAAATATATAAACACCTCCCATTAACCTAAGTTATACTTAAAATTTTAAGTATATTATAATATAAAAATGTTTCACCAAGATTGGGACGAAATCACTATACACGGAAAAACAATAAAGAAAGAACACGAAAAGGAAAAATATGTTAAGTTCATGGGTCAGGAAATCAAATTACCTAAACGAAATCAGTATTCTGGTAAAACACCAGAACAAAAACTCGACGAAGCCGTACTAGGTGGTACACATAAGAAAATTAGTAAAGAAACGGCATTAACTATTCAAAGAGCACGCGTTGCAAAAAAATATACACAAAAAGAACTTGCAAATCTCATAAACGTATCAACAGATATCATTTCTTCGTACGAATCGGGTAAAGCTATTCCAGATCACAAAATTATGCAAAAAATGCGTCGAGTTTTGGGTGTTAAACTTTAAAATTTGTTCTAAATTTTAAAATCTAAATTTTATTTATTTTTTAAATTTTATTTTTTTACTAAATCAATAAACTAAGATATGCTTAGTTGGAGAACGCGAGACCGCCCATACCGGATTGGATTCTGAGGACGTTGTAGTTGACCGCGAACATGTGGAGAGTGTTCTTCTCGGAAGAAGCCTTCGTCTTGATCGCAACTTGCGCGTTGTCGATTCTGGAGAAGTTGCAAGTACCAGTTGGTTGATGCTCTTCTGGCTTGAGGGCAAAAGAGTACGAGTAGATACCTGGCATTGGGGAACCAGAGTGGTGGTTGTATGGTTGGACAGCGTTAAAGTACTTACCGCCTTGTTCCTTGAATCTGTCTTGGCCGTTGAGGACCAACTTGAACGTGTCGAGTGGACCGGCAGTGTCTTCAGAGAATTTAGTATTCTCATCGGCGAGAGCGATTGGCGCACCGAGCGCGTTTGGCGCAACAGCGACGTTAGAGACCGCGGCGAGACCAACAAGGTTAGAGGACAAGGCCAATGGTTCACCATAAGTGAAGTTCCACAAGTTGGAGCTGTCGACATCAGTACACCAGACCAATTCCTTGACTGGGTGGTTGTACGACAATCTGATTTGCTTTTGGGAGCCAACAGTGATCGAATCGGAGCCAGTGTGTTGCACTTGCTCGATGAGGTATTCGTGACCCTTTTGCGCGAATCGTCTGCGCTCTTCGGTGTCAAGGTAGACGTAGTTGCCCCAGACCTTGAAAGTCTTGGACGCATCAACGAAGTCCGTAAAGTCGGAGGACAAGTCAATGTCCAATCTCACTTCGTGGTATTGCAAGGCAATCAATGGCAACGCCAATCCTGGGTTGCGGTTGAAGAAGAAGATGAGTGGCAAGTAAAGGGCACCATCAGTCGTAGTGGAGGAAGTCATCTTACCGTAGTTGAGCTTACCTTCAGCAGTCAAGTACAATTCAGAGTACAATCTCCACCACTTTTGGTAGTGCTTGTCGATTCTTTGACCACC